CGGTAGCGGCGCCGGGACTCGATCCCGGGACCTCACGATTATGAGTCGTGCGAACGGGGTAGACTGAAAACACAAGAACCCCGAAATCATGCGGAAGTAGCGGGGTTCAGGCTCGCTAGCGTAGGCTATCTGACGGTATCAATGGGTACACTAATGGGTACACCAAAGGGGGAAGCATGGCGCGCGGCAAAGGCGAAGGGTCACTCTTCAAGAACTCGAGAGGACTCTGGGAGGTCAGAATCGAACTGCCGTCCGGGCTGGACGGGAAACGGCGACGTAAGATCGTTCGACGCAAAAACAAGGCCGACGCCGTCAAAGAGCTCCGCCGCCTCAAGACCGAGCTGTCCAAGACAGGCGATCTGGCTACATCATCGGTGACGCTCGAAGTATGGTCGGAACACTGGCTCAAGAAGCGCGCCGAGAAGCTGGCGCCCAACACGATCTCGGGCTATCGAACCGTATTCCAGCAGTACATCAACCCGATCCTCGGCAAGAGGGCGTTGGACAAGATCACACCCCAGCACGTGAAGCACCTGCACGAAGTACTGGCGGAGACACCAAAGGACAAGGCGCTGCGCGAGCTTTCCGACCCGCCGGAAGGCACGGAGATGTTGTCCAGCACCTACATTCTCCTGGTGCACAACGCGCTCGCCGGCTGCCTGAAAATGGCAGTACGTGAGGGGAAGCTCAGCGCCAACCCCTGCGAACTAGTCGACAGGCCAACAAAGCGCGTCACCGATGAGAAGGCACTCACTCTTGACGAGGCTGTGACTCTGCTGCGGCACATCGCCAACGATCCCAACGGCGCATTCTGGGCCACCTACCTACTCACTGGGGCACGCCGCGGCGAAGTGAGCGGTCTTGAGGTCGAGCGCGTCGGTGACGTTCTGGACCTGTCATGGCAGATCCAGCGAATCAAGGACATCAAAAGCGCGCCCGCCAACTACGAGTACCGCGACCTTGAGAACCGCCTCTATCTCGTCCGCCCAAAGTCCAAGGCAGGATGGCGCACTCCCCCGCTCGTCGAGCCACTCGCGACGATCCTGCGGCGGCACATCGGAGACCGAAAGGAGGGTCTCGTCTTTCAGCGCGACGGTCGCCCTTGGGATCCTGCGGACGTCTCGAAGGAGTGGCGCAAGCTGCTGATTGATGCCGGCGTTGATGCCGATGTCAAGCTCCACGGCGCGCGGCACACTGTCGTTGATCTGCTGTACGAGGCGGGCGTCAGTGAGCCAGTCATCATGGAGATCGTCGGCCACAGCTCGCGGGCCGTCACCCGCTCGTACCGAACCCGCGGCAACGAGAAGATGGTGCGTGAGGCGCTGGAGAAGATGAGCGCCCTGGTCGCCGGCGGGGAGAAGTAGGGCCGTGAATCAGGCGCCAGTCTTCATGACGCCGGAACAGGTCGCGGACCGGTTGGGCGACGCGTTCACTGCCTCGTGGGTGCGGAGCACGGCAAGACGCACAGGGTTCCACGAAGTTGGACCACGGCGGGCAACGATCCTCAGCGAGGAGAACTTTCGTGATCTCGTGGCATTCATCAAGAACCCACCCCGCAAGATCTCCCGATGGGAAGCGGAGGCGGGCGAGGTGGACCACTTCGCGGAGACCGAGCGCATGCCCGATAGTCAACGACATCCCTAGCGCTTCCGCCGCGAAGTAGGGGAACATCTGACTTGCACTCAAGACTATAGCGCGCTATAATAGATACATAATCAAACAGAGGAGGTGAGAGCCATTGAGAACCTAGCCGGAATCGCCGCGCTGATCACAGCCACCGGGTACACGGTCCACAAGATCTTCGAGATCTTCCGGGACTGGCCCCGCAAGGGCAGCGGGAAGCGAAAGGCGAAATGAGGGAAGCCCCCGAGATAGACCTAGTATCTCGGGGGCTCACCCCTCAGGCTAGCAACCAACGGCCGACACATGAACAGCAAGCAGAAGAAAACCCTGGCAGGGCTGCCCGTCCTGCTCATCCTTGCCCTGTACGCGACATTCTTCGCGGACACGGCCGCACCGCTCATCGTCGCGATCTGGTGCGTCATTGCCGCGGGCGCGGTCGCCACGGCCGTCGCCTACCATTTGGCGGGCCGCGATGAGTGAGCACGCCGACGTCGCCGAGCTGGCGGCGCGTGTGGCCGCACAGCAGGCCAGCCTCGACGAGGCTAAGGCCGAACTGGACGACGCCATCCGCGCCGCGCTCGCCGCCGGCGTACCGGTGACTGAACTCGCGGAGAAATCAGGGCTATCCCGTCCGCGCATCTACCAGATTCGCGACCGCCGACGCTAGAACTCGCTGCGATGGAGGCCGGTGGACACCGCCGCCTTCACGCGCACCGGCTGCTCCGCGCCGACCACCGTTACCAAATCGATGCCGCTCCGGCAGGGCCGGTCGCAAGGCTTCGACTACCGTTGTGATTCGAAAGTCACCATTCGATCTATTGGGGGACCAATGTCTGCACCGCTCTATGAATTCACGTCGCACGTCGCCGGCAAAAACGCGAAGGTTGGTGTCTTCGCCGACCGGATTGAGTGGACGAAAGCCGGGTCAGCCCTCGGGCGAGCGACTGCGGCCACCTTCACGGTCGGCTTGTCGCTGCTCGGCGGCAAGAAGGAGCACAACGAGATGATCCCCATGCGAGCGATCACGAGCGTGTCCACCAAGAAGGACGGGCTGATGAACTCGAAAGTCGTCGTCCAGTCCGCCGGCGCCGCAGTCGACTTCCGCGTCTCACACGCCGAAGCAGCGAAGGTCAAGGCAGCGATCATGCAAGCAATGACGGCGGTGTAGACCATGCCGCTTCCGAGTATGGGTTCCGGCAAGCCAGGCTCGTTTCTATCTGGTGATTTCGCGGCCCAGTTCAAGTCGCTTCAAAAAGACGTCGTCATCATCCACGGAGGCGGCACCGAGTCCGAGACGCGTACGGAATGCCGTGCCATCGTGCAGTCGTCGTCAGGTCAGTTCAACGTTGACACTCCGATCTACGAGGGGGACATCGTCGAGTTGGCAGACCCCAGGGGTGGTATGCGACGCCTCTACGTCGTCGACGTCGACGTCGTTGACCTCGGATCCGACCCTGATTTTGGGGGCATGAGCCACATTCGAGCTGAGTGGTCTACACGCGCTCCGGCGAAGGAAACGGCTCCGGCCCAGAACAACGCTCCGGTGATCCACATTACCGGCGGCAACGCGCAGATGGCTTGGAACAATCAGTCGGTGGTGCAAACATCGATAAGCGCCAGCGTCGACAGTGATCTGACTTCCGCAATTCGCGAGGCTCTCGAACACCTGTCAGGCCTTCCCGACGTGAATCACGACGAGTTGCAGATGGCTAGGGAGGATGCCCGGTCAGCGTTGCACGAGCTCGAAGCTGACGAGCCTAACGTGGGCGTCCTTCGGCGCAGCCTGTCCTCTCTTCGTGGCGTCGTTGCAGCGTCCATGCAATCTGCGGCCAACGCAGCATCTGCCGACGGCGCACGAGCCCTGGTGGCCTCCCTGAACCTTCCGTAAAGGTTGTACAGGTGGGCTCGACCGAAAGGTACGCAGCTTCGAACTGCCGTTAACGCACGAAGCGCCCCACCATTTTCGCCACGTGACGAAAATGGTGGGGCGCTTCTACGTGTGCCAGGCCCTCGGGGAGCTGCAGGCTCCGAGGGTCCAGCGGTGGGACGGTCTCACCCCGCCGTCCCGCGGGGGGTCTACTGGCCGAGCTTGCCGATCTCGGTCGTCGTCTCGCCGGTATCGGGGTCGGTGACGTCGTAGTCGTCATGGTCGAGATCGAGGATCTCTGCCGGCCCGGCGGACACGTTGCCGGCGGCGACGAAGCCGAAAGCGCCGCCGACGTACACGACGACGGCGGTCACGCCGCCCACCCACGCGGGCACGGAACCGTCGACGTTGGCGTACCAGGTGCCGGTGGCGCCGATGCCGACGGAGACGACGCCGAAGACGAGGTAGAGGGCGAGGCGGAGTCGGTCGGGGATGAGGGAAACCCAATTCTGCATGGCTGTGGTCCTTTACTTGTAGTGCTTGGTCTGCGAGTTGATGTAGCGGATTTCGCCCTTGACGGTCGCGGTCCCCCGCTTGGCGTCGATCCGGTATGCGCGCGAGTAGAACCCCTTGGCGCGGAGAAACCGCTGCAGGGCGGTGACGAGCATCGGCCCGAAGACCGGCGCCTGACCGCGGTCGGCCTCGATGATGCCCTTGTAGTAGCCGAGCCCGCGCAGCCACCGCTGCATCGCCGTCGTCAGGGACTTGTCCTTGTAGCCGACGTCGGCCAGGAGCTTCACCCAGGCGGCGTGCGAGGCCGTCGTGTGGCCGCCGGTGACCGGCAGCGCGGCGGCCGGCCACGCCTTCCGAGCCGGCTTCGGCTTGGGCTTCGTGGTCCCGGCCGGCTTCACGTCCGCCACCGGCGCGGAGTAGTAGCCGCGGCGCACATATCCCCGGAACTCGGCCATGGTCATCTGCGGTTCGATGAACGCGGGGTCGATCTTGCGGCCGACCGGCGCGCAGATTTCCTTGTGCCCGAGCACAGCGCCGACGGGCAGCTTGAACTCGTCGATGAGCGCCCGGCAGAGCTTCACGTACGAGTCGAGTTGCGCGTGCGGCCAGGGCTCGCCGACGCCGGTGTTCTCGGCCTCGATTCCGATGGCGTAGGGATTGCTGTATGCAGTCTTCCGGACCTTCCCGGCGTGGTAGGCGACGCCGGCGCCGATCACGTAGATCGTCCCGTCCCGCCCGATGCCGAGCTGGGACAGCGGCCCGGGCAGCGTCGAGTGCCCGTCACGGACCACGCGAAGGCTCGGGTAATTCCCGGTCGTCGGGCCGACGGTGTGGTGCGGGACGATGGTCTTGCAGCCGCGCATCTTGCCGTGGCCGCGGCCCTTCCAGTTCTTGACTTCGACCACGGGATATCCGGTGGTCCTGGCAACTCGGGCCAGTCCTGTGTACATGGGCATGATTGCCTCCTGGGCATAAGAAAAGCCCCGGGCACTCGGCTCAGGGCTTGGTGTGAGGTGGGAAGGTGTTCAGGTGGTGCGGGGCCGCGGCGACCCGCCGTCGGCCCACCTGGCCGCCAGTCGGGAAACCTTCTCCGCGGTTTCGGCCTGCCGGCGGTCGGAGTCCTTAGCGATCGCCACGTGCACGGCGAAGTCGTTCTGCTGCTGGCGCACGGCGCTGGCGAGTTCCTCGACGGTCTCGGTGAGCCCGTCGATGTCGTCGCGCATGTTCGTGTTGTGCGAGTTCTGAACCTGGGCGCGGACAGCCTCGAGCTTCTCGCCCATCTCGCTCAGCGCCTTGCTCTGAGATTCCATCCTGGCGGCGATGCCCGGCTGCCCCTTGTCCTCGTCCCCGACGAGAGTCTGGATCAAGTCGACGAACGCCGACAGCAACGGCCAACCCTTGATGAGCGACCGCGCCGCCAGCCAGAGGAGCGTGAGGACGATCGCGACCGGCCAGAGGCGCTCCGGTTGGAGAAGCTCTTCAACCCATGAGGGCATGTGCGCCCTCCTTTCAATTCGGTTGTATGGGGAGCGAGGGGCCGCCCGTGCGGGCGACCCCTCGTATTTAGCCGGCCTGCGCCGCCTCGAGCGCGGCGATCCTGTCGACGGCGGCTGCGAGCTGCTCACGCAGCTCATCGACCTGCCGTTTCAGGACCGCCGTCCGTGCGTTGGCGAGACGCTCGTAGGCGAGGCCTTCGACCTGTCCGTCATCGCCGTAGATCGCGAAGCGTGGGTCGACGGCTTCGACGTCCTCGGCGACCATGCCCGGGATGCGCCGCAGCGCCTCTTCGAACACGGCCTGCTGGCCTTCGTCGCGGACGCCGAGGTCGGCGAGCCGTTCCCACTCCTCGTTCTGGGCCCGATCGATCCAGTCCTTGACCGGGATGTCGAGCAGCTCGTCCGGCAGGTCCATGACCTGCTGGTCGAGCTTGTACCGGCTCGCCGAGGACGAGAGGTAGATCGTGCCCGGGATCGACCCGCCGACGCTGATGTGGGCGTTGGCGCCCAACGACGTCGACGGCGTGTCCTTGATCTGCAGGCGCGCTTCAGAGACCAGACCCGAGTAGACGTTCAGGCCCTGCCGGATGATCACGCCGCCGCCGCCCTTGCCGCGCATCTCGAGCGGCTGGACGGTGTTCGAGTCATTGTCGATCCAGATGCCCGCCGTCTCCGACCCGCCGACGGAACCGTCGGTCGTCTCGGACCACCACACGGCCGCACGGCTACTGTCGTCGTTAGGGGACGTGATGATGATCTTCTTCTGCGAGACCGTGCCGACCACGATTCGCTTGTCGGCCAGGGCGAACCCGTTGGCCGATGCCAGCGTGAACATCCGGTTGCCGTCGGTGTCGTACCCGTACAGACCTCCGGGCTGCATGATCACGCCGCCAGACCCGCTGCCGTCGTGCTCGGATCGGATGTCGGCACCGTAGATGGTGCCCGCACTGAAGCTTCCGCCGATCAGCTCGATATCTCCGGTGTGGGCATCAAGGATGAACCTCGCCCCCGCCATGCCGCCCGGTGTTCCCGTGAACAGGAACAGGCCGTCTTCGTTCAGCTCGATCCACCGGTCCTCGCCCCACTGGTTCCCGGTCGGCGTATACGGCGTCCGGAACTTCCCGCCGACGAACTCGCCGCCCTCGAACGACTTGCCAACGAACCGGTTGGACGTCAGGAAGTTCGTTTCCAGATCACCGATGAAACCACTGTCGGACGTGAGCGAATTCGAGTCGATCTGGTCGCCCTTGATCTTGTCGAAGTTGATGATCTTCGCCCACATCTCTTCGGTGACCGTCAGATGCCGTGCCAGGACTGCACCGTCAACGATGAGGTTGGCATCCGCCCGATTCTTCACGACCGGCGTCGTCCACCAGACGCGCCCGTCCCCCGTCCCTCCGCCCGTGGTCATGACGAAACGCGGTGCAGCGTGGACCGGCCGGGAATTCCCCTGGCCGGTCGGGAACGTGACCGTCCCGCTCATACGTCCCCAAGTGGTGGGCATGGTGAACGACCCGTCGTCCTGAGTGAGTCGCGCCGAAACGTATGCGCTAGACCCGTCGGCGAACCTGGTGAAGAACGACATGTAGACATTCGTCGGCGGGTCGGCGATGTTCGTCAGGCACTGGACCTCGCAGTAGAAGCTTTCCCCGCCGTCCAGCTCGATCTGCCCCTGAGTAGGGGTGGTGCCATCACTGGACCCGGAAACTCCCGTAGGCGTCAGCCACAGGGACTTGTTCAGCACGGATCCGCCGCTGCTGATGAACGTCCAACCGGCCTCGCCGTTGGACATGATGTTGCGCGTCCAACCGCCGCCGCCCGCCTCGCGGGCGGCGGCGATCTTCAGGTCACGGTTGACCGCATCGGTGATCTTGTTCTCACCACCAATGTGGACCTGCTGGGCGTTGAGCTTCCGGATAGCCGCCATGTCCGTGTACAGCCGGTCGAGCACGCCCTCCGTGAAGGTTCCGGTCACGGCCCGCAGCTGGCCCACGTCCAGCTCAATGAACTGGCCGGACTCGGCGGCGATCTCCTGGGCGACGACACTGCTGATGGTCGCGGTGCCCGCGACCACCAGAGAACCGATGTCGACGGAGGCGATCGTCTCGTGAGCCTGCTTCTGGGACTGCCAGTTGGAGCCGTCCCACGTCCACTGACCGATCACTTCGGTCCAGGTGTCATCGCGATAGCGCCACCACACGTCACCGGCGGTCTCGCCGACGCCGGAGGGTGCGGCGAGGTCGCGATGGACGGAGTTCTTGCCGTTGGCGCTCGCGAGCGCCAAGTCCGCGGTGGACTGCGCGGAGCCGGCTGCAGCTTGGGCATCAGCCGCATCTTCTAGGGCCTGCTCGGCCGCATCCAGCGCGGCCTTGGCTTCGGTGATGTCCACGACGCGCACGTCGTCAAAGTACCCGGCGATGTTCGCATCAGCGTAGACGATGCACCCAAACCGGATGCTCTCCACTTCGGACTCGGGGACAACATATGTTGCCGTGTGCCTCATCCATGACGAAGTCGGAAAGGTGTCCAGAGCGACCACAAGGCCAGCGCCGGTGATGGAAGCGCTGCCGTCAGGGAACTTGCGGCGCGCAACGAATCCCGCATTGTTTCCGGCGGTGGTGCCCGCATCGCGCCTCACCCAGGCTTCCAGGTGATAGACGCGCTCGGGAGCGGTCGGGATGTAGTTGGATTCAATGTACGCGTTCGCCCCAATTGGGCCGATCTTGGCGGCCTTGCTTCCCGCATGGACGGGGGTGGTGACGACTGCCGACGTGTTGATTCGGAACGGCCAACCGTCGAAGTCGTATTCAAACCCGCCATTCTGGACCAGATTGTTCCCGTTGGCGATGATCTGCTCGACCTGAGTTTCGGCGTACTCCTGTGCGGCGTCTGCTGCCAACTGGGCGTTGGACGCCGACTGCGCAGCGCTGTCGGCAGTCTCCTGCGCGTTGATGATGTCCGTGACGTCCTTCAGATGCGCCTCGTCGGCTCGGAAGAACTCATCGTTACCGGCGAAGCACTCGATGCGGATCGTCGCCTCGGTGTACCCGTCGAGGATGTCCTGAGCCGTGACCGTGTACCGTCCGGAATATTCTTGTATCCGGTGCCAGTGTTGGCGAACCCATCCACCTCGTGCGCGATGGTGTCGCTACCGCCGCCTTGGAGCTGGAGTGCGATCCTGCCCAACGCTGCTGTCGTCGACGGCTGCCTGACCCATACCCCGTAGTCGAGGATGGTCCCCTCTTCGATCAGGGTGGACGACTGACTCAGCGCGTGCGCGGCACTGCTGAGGAAGAACGCACTGCGATCACCCTTGTATGCGAGCGCCCCCGTCTCGATGACCACATTGCCAGTCCAGCCCTCCAGATTGCGCTCAAACCCCGAATTGGCGATGATGTTCGTCGCCTTGCCGATGGCCTCCTCAGCGATCTTCTCCGCGTTGGCCGCCGTGGAGGCGGCAATGGCCCCGCTCTCATTGGTGACCCTTACGTCGTCCACGACGATCTCGCCGCTTCCGCCCCAGCCAGTCACGTCGAAGAACGCGTAGCGCGCGTCGGCGACGGACAGGGAGGGGATGGTCAGTTCGGTGCGAAGAGTCACCCAAGAGCCGACCGGCAATTCCGCGCTTCCAGCGATAGTCTGGTCGACGTTCGCCCACGTCGCTCCGTTGCTGTCGCGCACCCTGATTCCTACGCGAAGCAGAGTAGACCCGGTGTTCGTTCCCGCGGTTTCCCGCTTCGCCCGCAGGGAGACACTGTAGATGGTGCCGGTCGCTGTCGCGCAAGACCTCAGCGTCCGAACTCGCGCCAGAGGGTCGCTCCCCGTCGGCGAGGTCAAGCGCATGAGGTAGCCGCCCGTAGCCTCCGGGTGGTCCTCCCTGGCTACCTGACCTGAAGTCACTTCCCAGTGCGCCGCACTCGAAACGCCCGCCTCGCCCTCGCGCTCGAACCCGTGGTTGGGGACGACGAGCCCGCCGAACGTCTCGAGCAGCTCCGACTCGGCATCGGTCAGGCGGTCCTTGGACTGGCTGATTTCAGCGTCGGCGTCGGCCAGCTTCTGGTCGAGCGTCTGCCCGGCTTCCAGCAGCGCCTGGCCGGCGTTCTCGATCTGGACTTGGGATGCATCCATGTGGTCGAAGAAGTCGCCCAGGTCGACGTTCGCCGTCGGGGTCACGTCGAAGACGTCCGACCGCTCCGATTCGTTGCCCGACCCGTCGACGGCCGTCAGCGAGTACCAGACTGTCTCCAACGGCATCGTCCGGGTCTGATGCACGAGCCCCTCACTGCGGGTGCTTCCAACCAGCGTCCACGGTCCCGTGGCCGACGTGCCCTGCCAGAGATTGACCTGCTTGAAGTCGAGCGGCATGTCCACGGCCGCAGACCCATCCCAGCCCTTGCCGGACCACGTGACCGTGACCGTGCGCAGCGAGGTCGTCACATCCTCGGCCCGGAACTCCGGCGCCGGCGGCGGTGTCGTGTCCTGTTCCATGACCGCGACGTACTGGTCGGAGAACGCCGAGGCCCTCCCCGTCGCTGCGATGGCCCGGACCTTGAACGCGAACTCGGCCGGCTCCTGCGGCGTGCCGACCGGCAGCGGCGAGTACGCGGCTTCCGTCTGCTGGGTCGAAACGAGCTGCGACCAGATCGCGCCGACGATGTTCTCCCGGTAGTACACCTGGTACCGGTCGACGTCAATCGCGGTCCCGTCGGTGGCCAGCCCGTCGTGTGCCCAATCGAGCGACACGACGCCCTGCACGAAGCCGTCCTTGTCCAGATACGCGTTCGACGCTGCCAGCAGGCCGTCGGGAGCCGATGGGGACCGTGTGTCCGGTCCCTCCGGCGCCGGACGTGCCCCCGAGCCGCCGGCCGACGCGCCGCCGGTGATGCCCTTCGTCCGCTTGGCCAGTTTCGTCAGGAGATCCTCGAGCCGGTCGCCGAGGACCGCGTGACCCTTGACGCCGTCGGCGGTCACCGTCAGCGAGACCGAGTGGGTGCGCAGTCGCTCGAACTCGGTCCCCCGCTGGGCGGAGACCCAGTCGCCGGGCAGGTAGTCCCGCAGTGGCCACACTGCCGAGGCCCGGTCGATGACGAACTCGCGCGTGTACGAGATCCGAGTCTTCGAGCCCTTGACCAATTCGCTGTCGGCCAGCAGCGAGGCGGTCCCCTCATCCGAGACTCCGCCTTGGGTGATGACCTGCTCGAGGCGGCCCAACGGCGAGACCATGTCGTTCTCGAAAGTCCACGCCTGTCCGTCCTCGCCGACCACACGCGCGTTCGTCAGCAGATCCTCGTTGGTCCATTCCTCCGGTGCCGAGGTCTGGCCGTCGGCGACGACCAGGCGCAGCGGAGATGCACCGAGCGTCAGATCCCGGCCCATGACCGTGTCCGGGTTGAAGATCCGCAGGGTGCGACCCTCCCACCGGTAGTCGCAGACTCCCTGCTGGTAGAGGTTCGTCAGGATCGCTTCGAGGTCGAGATCTAGGTCGTAGGCGATCGTGATGATCTTCGCCCACGCCTGGCCGTCCGAGTCCGTGTTCGCGTCGAAGTCGATCGAGAGCCCGGCGCCCCACCCGCGCGTCTGCGCGTTCTGGATGAGCGTGTCCATGATCGTGCCTGCGGAGGCCGACAGGAACTGGACCTTGCCGTCGGCGTCAACTGGCAGCGCGCCGGCTTCCCAGACTTTCGCCCGGCGCAGCATCCACCCGACGCCGACGAAGGCATACTTCCGGGTCGGGGTGTCTTCGAGGTGGTCGAAGCCGCCAGTCATCGAGAGGAACCGGCACTGCGGAGGCTCCACCCACGCAGACCCGTCCCAGTACTCGAATCCCAGCTCCGTTAGACCGTCAAGCTTGAACGCGTTGACGCCGGCCCGGTGGTAGTGCACCTGCACCGTCGGCAGCTCGCCAAGCGGAGTCACCAGCGTCGATTCGAGTGCGTCCGGCAGGACGCCCTGGCGGGCATCGAACGGGGCGTAGGACACGAGACGGGTCTGCAAAACAGGCCTCCTAGATGAATGAGCGTTTCGCGCGGACCTCCACGGTCGGCGCCGTAGCGGCATTGATGATTCCCTCGACCTGCACACGGACACGTCCGGCGCCGGTCTCGAAGTCCGGATTCAGCGACAACATGGGGCCGCGGCCGCGGTTGGACTCCACCGAGTTGATGACGTCCGTGCCCGTCGTCGTGGACCACGAATCCGTGGCGTGAAGGCGTGCTGCCCAAGCGGCGACGTCGACAACCAGATACTCGGTGGAGGACACGTTGCGGTAGACCGTGATCGAGTCCCCCGACACGACATCCGTGATCGTCGCCTGCGAGAACTCGCCGCGGAACCGGATCAGTGAGTCCACTACCGGCGCCGTCGACTCAGCCAGACCTGACAGCACCTCAGTCGACGTGGAGGCGGTGACCGGAACCGTCGAATCTGAAGCGGCCAGATCCCGCCAGAACACGCCCGGCACCGAACACTGGACGGCGACGATCGCGTTCTCACGCGCGATGATCTCCGGCTGGGTGGATGACAGGATCTCGACCATGGCCTCACGCTGTTGCCCATTGCCGTAGTCATGCACCAGCGAAAGAAGCTCGTGCCGACGTGCCAGCACGCCAGACAGCGTTTCGACCGACATCAGCATGGACGCGTGATCGGACCCGAGGACCGCGATACTGATCCCAACGGCTCCCGGCTCAAAGGTTGACCCGATCGACGGCAGGTCCCCATCGCGCCCCGGAATCCGAACCCCAGAGCGCGTGCGAGCCGGGATCATCCTCAAGCCAGTCCGACTTTCCAAGATCCATCGGCCGCCCGGATCCGTGAGTGGAAGGCCAGCGAGTGTGTAGCTGCTAACCATCAAACGCCTCCTGACAGGGCAAGCTCCGAGGACTTCTTCTCTTTGGTCTTCGACACCGATTCCGCAACCGGGTTGTAGGTGTAGAAGTTGTTCACCGTGCCGGCCCGCGGCTCTGCACCGAAAGCGCGTGCGGGCATGTATCCGTCCGGGTTGAGCGACGGGGCCATAGCTTCCGCCGCCTTCTGTACGGCTTTGCTCTGCCGCTCGAGCCCAATAGACATGCCTTCGCCGGTGTACTCGCCGATCTCCATGAACACGCGCGACGGCGAGTTGATGCCCAATAGCCGCTTGGCGCCATCGATCGCACCGGATACGACGCCGCCGATCTTGTCGGTCACGGCGCCCGCCATGTTGCCGATGCCGTTGATCAAGCCTTGGATCATGTCCTTGCCGATCTGCAGCAGCTTCCCCGGCATCGAGGACAGGAATCCAGTGATCTTCCCGGGGAGCTCCCGGAAGAATCCGACAAAGCGGGCGATGAAGCCGGCGACCTTCGCGATCATCGTGGACAGCATGTTCAGCAGGAATCCGGAGATGCGCGACCAGAGCGCACTCCAGATCCCGGTAACCATGGCCCGGAACCGCGTCACGTTCGCGAGAATCTTGGCGATGAATCCAGCCAGGAACCCGACGATCGAGTTCCACGTGTTCGAGAAGAACGTCTTGACGCCGGTCCACAGCCCGGCCCACAGCCCGGAAATGACGCCGACGACAGTCATGAAGATCGCCTTGATCACCGCCCATGCGGCTTTCAAGATGCCCTTGATTGCGTTCCAGACTCCGGCGAAGATCGTTTTGATGCCGTTCCACACTGCGGACCAGTTGCCGGAAATGACGCCGGTAACCACCTGAATCACGCCGGAGATGATCTGCATAACCGCGGTGATGATCGTCGCAACCGCACTGAACACGGTCTGGATGACCGGCAGCAGTGCCTGAATGATCGGCACCAGCGTGGCGACGAGGATGTCGACCACCATCATCACGGCCGGCACGATCGCAGCGAACGCGGACACGACCAGCGGCAGAACCGCCGTCACGAGCTGAGTGATGATCGGCAGCAGCATCGTTGCGAGCTGAGCCACCAGTGGGAGAACCGCGGAGACAACACTCAGCACCGATCCGGCAAGCATCGTGAACATCGGCACGAGCTGCGGCAGCAGTCCGACGATCGTCTCCACGACGGAAATGACCATCGGGAACACGGCGGCCGCCAGGTCGAGTAAGACCGGAACCACCGTGGAAACAAGCTGTGTCGCCAGCGGCAGGACCGCGGCAACGAGCTGGCTCACCATCCCGGCCATCTGCCCGAACATGCCCGTGATCTGCGGCAGCAGCGGCTGGATGATCTGGAAGATCAGGGACAGCGGAGAGAACGCCGACGCGAACTCGAGCACCTGCGGGATCAGCGGTCCGACCGCGCTGAGCATCGTCGAGAACAGCGGCCCCACAGCGTCGGAGACGTTCCGGGCGACGACGCCGATACCCTCGAGGAACCCGGCGAGGCCCGACGAAGTGATCTGGTCTTCGCCGTCCTCGAATGCGGCTTTCATGGCTGTGAACCCGCCGGAGATCTCGGAGATGAACCCCGGGACGTTGGCGCTCATCCACTCACCGAAGGTCTTCATGATCGGCTTCAGTGCGGCGTTGAATCCGTCCAGAATCGGGATGGCCGTGTTGAAACCGATCTTGATGATGTCGAGGAACGGCTGTGCGACGGTCTCACCGATGCGCCCAAGCGCGGCGTAGGTGTTGGCCATGGCGCCGCGGAAGGTCTGGCCCGACTTGAGTGCCGCGCCGCCCATCCCCTCTTCCATTGCCTTCTGGAAGGTGGCGAAGTCGATCTTGCCGGCGGACGCCATCTTGGACGCCTCTTCGGCAGTAACACCGAGCTCGTCGGCGAGAAGCTGCAGCGCCGGCACGCCGGCGTCGTGGAGCTGGTTGATCGTGTCCATTTGGACTTTGTTGCTGGCAGCAACCTTGTTGAAGATCGCGCCCATCGAACCCATGTCGGTGCCCGCGATGGTGGCCGCGTCGCCGACGAGTGACAGCGTCCGCTCAAGATCCTTGCCCGGCTTCACGCCGGCGGCCACAGACGATGCCGCGACCGTGGCGGCATCGCCCAGACCGAGCGCGGTGCCCTTCACCGAAGCGAGGGCGTTGTCCATGATCTTGTCGACGTTCTTGGTATCGTGGCCAAGACCGGTGAGCTTCGCCTGCGCGTCTTCGATCTGGAGGGCGCGCGAGATGCCGCCCTTGAGTGCGATTGCGCCGAGCGCGCCGCCGACGACAGCGACCGCGCCCGCCGCGACCTTGCCGGCCTTGACAGCCGCGCCGCCGATGCCGCTGGCGAACCCCTTGCCCGCCTTCTTGCCGGCAGGGTCACCTACGCCCCCGAGCTCCTTCTGGATCTTCTTGATGCCACCGTCAAAGGTGGGGGTGATCGATACCCAAGCGTTGGCGACTTCACCGGCCATCTACTTACCTCCGTCCCAGAACGCCTCCCAGTCGGAGGCGGGAATCGGACCTGAGCCGATTTGTCGTTGGTTCTTGTTCTTCGACCACGGGCGTTCCCATGGCTTCGGCTTCCGGCGGCCTTTCTGGCCGTCTTTGGACTGTTGCCAGGCGAGGACGTCGAGTCGGTATCCGAGGTCGGCAAGAATGTTGGGTACGAGAACTCCTGACGTCCACGCGGACATCTCTGGGCTGCTGTGGCGGGCCCACGCGGAATCCATGGGAAGGTTCTCGATGAACGCGAACAGGGCGCGATACGGCAAGCGCCGGGGGACGTCGTCAAACGTCCACCCGGCGCTCACAAGGTCGGCTTCGATGGCGGCGCGGTCCGCATCGGAAAGCGACGCCAGCCAGATTATTTTGGGAGATCAACCCCGGCGAACTTGAAGTACGCGCGCGAGAACGTCTCGACCTCGGACGTCTTGAGCTTGATCTGTTCGGCGATCTCCGCGGGGAATCCGGAACGGATCATGTCGATCGTCGCGGCGAGCGCTTCGAGACCATCGCCGTGGTCTCGCTGTGCATCACGCATCGCGACCATGGTGTCGGCGTCCGGGTCGAAATCGGTTCCGCCGGGGATCGTGATGGTCGATCCGGTCTTCGACTTGAAAACGAACGGCTTGTCCTGGTCGGACGAGGCGGTCTTCGGGGCGGTGGACTTGGTGGCCCGTGCAGGCATGGAGGACTCCTAGTGTGCTGTGGCGAGGACTCGATGTTGGTGGTGACCTGCGGGCGCGGAGTCCTCACAACGCGCCCGCAGGGGTCTTGGGTTAGGAGATGCGCTCCCAGGTGACGGTGCCGTCGTTGACGGTCTGGCCGACGTACAGCGGCGCTTCCGGTTCGGCAACATCGGACGTACCGGCGGTAGTGGCTTTGAGCTCGGGGCCGGTGGAGAGTACGACGACGGCGCCGATCGCGTAGGTCGTCTCTGCCTCCCACATCGGCGCCGTTCCTGCGGCCTTCTGCGTGTAGATGTAGATCTTCTCGCCGGCGTCATCGACGAGGGGCGTCAGCTCGATTTCGAGCGGAGTCTGCTCCCCCTTGACGAGCGTGATGTCGCCCTGCGAGGTCAGCGCCCCGCGGGGGATGACGACGCGGCGTTTGCGGTCCATGTCCTTCATGTTGAAGACCCATGCACGGTCGCCGATGGCGCGCGCGTTGATGCGGACGACGATCTCTTCCGCGGTCTCGGTGACGTTCTCCGTGCCGAAGAATGCGCGGAGGGCCGCGATCGACCAGTTGATCAGCGTGAAGCTGACGGTCGAACCGTGCTCGGTCAGCAGGGCACGGACGTCGTCGAGGTTCCAGTCCTTGATCGTCTCGACGGTTCGGTCAGTGGAGATCGTGAGACCGTCCTCAGAGATGAAGCCGAGGTCTTCGGCGAGCACATCGAGGGCCGCCGTGGTCGTAGTCGGAAGGGGCGCGCTCAGCGGGAGCGCGTACCCGTATCCGACGACTCCGGGGTCGTTCGATCGCTCGGGCGCTCCGATGAGAACGTGATCTGTTGCAGCCATGTCAGGCTCCTTTCAAGTCAGGTGCCCGACAGGTAGCGGGCATGGATTGTCGCGTTGAACTGGTACCGGTGGAGGGCCGGCTTGTCGGGGTGCGGGGCGTTGGCCGGCTTGCGCGGTTCGACGTCGTAGAACTGGATGCCGCCGACGCGCCGGCAGTCGAGGTCTCGGATGAGCGCGAAGACCCTCGCGGCGAGCTGCTGTGCCGGCAGCTCGCGTTCGGCGTAGCAGTCGAAGACGATGCGGTCCTCGCCGGAGACGAGTGTCCGGTTCGGCCCACCCGTGGTGAATGCGACGACGAACGAATCGGCGTCGTCGCGGATCTTCGTCCCGACCGGAACGGCCGGCCACCCTTGCGCCGCGAATGCCGCCTCGAGGTACTTGGCGACGGCGAACTCGATGTCAGCCGGGACGAGCATCAGGCACCTCCCAGTGCACGCAGCAGGCTCGCGTTGCGCGCGTTGTCGAGCTTCGCTTTGAAGTCGTCGGTCACGACGAGAGCGTGGTGGCGCGTCTTGCCGCGGTCGCCGTACACGACCTCGTAGCCCTTGTCGTGCGGGAGCCGGCCGTGGATCTGCAGTGCGACGTCGTCCACCACGTCAGCCACGCCCGGATCGTGCAGCAGGTCGATGATCCCGCCCTTGTTCGCTTTGACCTTGACTCGCTTAGCCATCTCGTCGCTCCAATCGGATGCGGATGTGGTCAAGGCGCATGCCGACGAGCCACGGCTGTGGCTCGCCCTGCAGCACGAACTGGCCGGCCGCCGCCGGCAGCTCAACGCGGAACCGGTCAGGCAGCGCCGTTCCCGGCGGCATGTAGACCGTGTAGTCGGCGGTGAGGCCGTCTGCATGCTCGTAGTCGGCGCCGCCGTTGCCCGGCTGCACGGAGCAGCCGGACACCTCGATGCGTACCGGCTCCGACCAGTCAGGGACCAGCTCGTCGCGCTCGACGACCATGACCGGTTCGACCAATGTCACTGTCTGCCTCGCGATCCGCGGGAGACCCATCAGCCACCTCCGGGGTGAATGGTGAAGGCCTTCTGGGATCGGCGACCGTGCCCAAGCAGGAGCTTGTCGGCCTTCGCCAGGTACATGTCGCCGTTCGGGTTCGTGAAGCTGAGCGTTTGCGAGACGCCGCCGACGGACTCCTGCAGGTTGTTGATGCCGGCCATCTCGTCAACGGTCGGCGCCGTCATCGCCCGCTTGACCATCCGGCACGCCACGAGCTTCGGAACTTCCTCACTGAGCTTGCCGGCGGCAATGCGGGCGTCGACGTCCGGGTACAGGGTCCGGATGACGATGGACGCCTCGTGCAGCTTCTGCTCGGCTTCGTCGGTGCGATTGCTCGGCAGTCCCGGCCAGTGATCTTGCAGGTCGCCCAGCGTCGCGAAGTCAGCCACTAGCTGGCCTTGCGCGGGCGGCCTCGCTTCGGCTTCTCCGGCGCCGCGGTGAAGTCGGGCGTCTCAGCCGGCGTAGCCGCGGACTGTGCGGACGCGGCGGCCGCTTCGGTCTCCCCGGCCACTTCGGCGCTGGCAGTTGCCTCGGCGTCGCCCGATGCCTCGGCTACGGCCGGCTGCGCGGCGGGGGCGCCGCCGTCGGCGGATCCTGCATCGGCCTCAGGGGTGACGGGATCAGCCGCGGTGAAGTCGGGCGTCTCAGCCGGCGTAGCCGCGGACGCGGCGTCGATGACGTGAGCGCCGACGAGCTTCGCCGCCCAATCGGGTACGTCGTCGCCAGGACGGAACCGGACGCTGTCAGTGCGTCCGCGATGGACGAAAGTCGTTTCGGTGAACTTGGGCATGATGACTCCTCAGATGCACCAGTGGCGCGCCCCAACTCCGGGACGCGCCACCAAGTGAGTGCAGGTCAGAGAACCTTGGCCACGAAGGACAGGTTCGCATTGGACAGGACAGGCAGCCCGATCGCGTCCGAATCAACGAATGCGTTGTGCGGGACGCTCTCGTTCTTGTGAGCACCGACCACGATTCCCGGCTGCTCAGCCTCCGCGATCTCGTATTCGGTCTCCATCGAGGTCAGGGTGCGGCCCCAGAACGAAGCGCCGAGTGCGTTGGCTTCCTCAGCACGGGTCTCCCCGGGCGCCGGCAGCAGCAGGAGGGTGTCGTTCGGCACGAGCAGCCCCTGGTCGGTGCGGCGGTCGTACAGCTCGATGTCGGGCAGACCGGCGCCGGTCACGACGCTGCGAACCTCGTCCTCAGCCGCCCGACGGTTGGAACCGTTCAGGAGCTGCGTCGAGAACTCGTCGCCGGCAGCCAGTGCGCGCAGGACGCGCTTCGACATCACGATCGAGCCGGGCTCGACGCCGTTGGTGGTCACGTACGCGTCCACCCACGCCTCGAGGTCCGCGAGGCGCGACACCGACGGATCGGCCCAGAGCACCGCGGCGGTCACCGAGTGGCCCGGGTCGCGACCGAAGTCGTCTTCCGAGTTGAAACGGCGCCCCGTGATGGTGGTCTTGCCAGTGAGCAGCGCGATCGCGCGCTGGCGCTCCATGCGCGAAACGATGGCGACGGCCACCGCACGCGCGTGCTTCACGATCGAAGCACGCATCGTGTCGTCGCCAGCGTTCCGGTTCCGGAGCTGCATGTACTCCGTGATGAAGCGCTTCTGGCCGAGAGCCGGAAGCTTGATCGTGAAGCCGGACCCCTCGTCGCCGCCGGCCAGCTCGGGCTCGGCGTTGAACGCGCGGTACTGGGCTTCCTCGATCAGGCCGTTCGCCTCGGCGAACACCTCGATCACAATGTCGTCCACCTCAACGCTCGGGAGGTAGCGCGCGAGGGAACCCTTCTGGGCCTCGGCGGCGTCGGCTGCCTCCCGCGCTTCGGCGGTCAGCTCGACGGGGTCGATAAGATCAGTCCAAAGTGCCATGTCTTATGTGCCCCTTTCTTATTCGAAGGTGAAGCCCGGCGCGAAGTCCGGGGCGGTGAAGGTGCCGGGCACGAAGTCGGTGACGATCGAGCCGTGGCGCAGGATGGCGGCCGGCATGGCCTCGTCCCCGACCACTTCGACGTCGCCGAGGACGAAGCCGAGGTTCAGGGCCGGTTCGCCGGCAGCCGGCGCCGTGTAGGGCGCGACGGCCGCCAGGTCGGATGCGTCGACCGGAGTGCCGGACGGGATGTACCCGTCGGGGTAGTGGGTTCCGGCGGTAAACGCGGCGATGTCGAGCGTGCCGGTCGGCGCGTTGCCGGTTCCGTGAGTCGAGGCGAGCCACTTGTGGTTCCCGCCCCCGTAGGTCTTGCGGCTAAGCATGGGCATGCTGGGCCCCTCTCTTACTTGGTTTTGGCGGCAGCGATGCGCTGCCGATGTTCGGCGATGGTTCCGGCCTTGGCACCGTTGTCAGCGCTGCGGCGGCCGGAGTCAGGGACAGGCTCCTTGCGGCCCTTCTTGCCCGCGGCTGCGGCTTCCATCTCGGAGATTCGCTTGGCCGAGGCGAGGTAACTGGCCTCGTCGGTGCCGACGACCAGGTCTCGGTTCTCCTTCGAGACCGGGTGATCCGCGAGCGCGGCAAGACGCCACGTCTCACGCTCGGCCTTCTCGGCACGGGCGATGGCGTCGTTCTTTTCCTTTTCGGCCCGCTGCGTGTCCGAGAGCTTCGCGTCCTCGATTTCTTGCAGCTTCTTGTTGGCGTCGGCGAGCTCCTTCTTGGCCTTGGCGTGAGCTTCGCGCTCCGCCTTCAGCGCTTTCTTCCCGGGCTCGCCGAGCTTCTCGTCGCCGTCGCCGTCGCCGGCCGGGTTCGGGTCGCCGCCGGCCTTGCCGGAGTCGCCCCCGTCGCCGCCGTCGTCGCCGCCGGACTTGGGATCGCCGCCCGGCTTCGGCTCGTTGCCGCCGGCGCCGTCCTCCATGACCGCATCCCCGAAGGTCGCGCGGTGGAAGTCGAACAGGCGAGCGAGGCCGCCTGGGGCGTTCAGATCGATTCCGTGGATGAGCTTGGTCATGTAGGTTGTCCCTCTCTCGTGAGGCCGCATCGCGCGGCTGACAGCCCCGGCGCATCGCGCGGCAGGGCATGAAAAAACCGCCCGCAGGCGGCTGGTCTAGTGGCTGTGCACGCCGTCCGTTACGGCGTCCGGGTGAAGACGGCGGAGGTTGGCGAGAATGCCGGACGTGTCGAAATAGTCCGCCTTCCCGGCCGAATCGACTGTCGCTTCTCGCGCGTCCGTGTACATCTCGTAGTAGTTGTCCGGCAGATACCCTTCCGGGTAGTCATCAGCGGACGAGATCCGAGTGGCCACGCAGTCGCAATCGCCGTGGAACTTCTCCCCGTCGGGGCGCCTGCTCGCGGAACGCTCGGACACGTAGACGGCGTCGCGGGATGCCAGCATCAGGCAGAACGCACACGTCTTCTCACCGGTCGGCACACGCGCCCATCGGGCGCCCGGCTCGCGGTCCGCGTTGGTCATGATCGTGTTCCGGCCCGGCTGCTTGACCTGCTTGTCGACGGCCAGGCTGAGCACGCCGAGCGCAGCTTCTGGCGACGGTGTCCACAGGTGCCCGGCAGCCGACTTCACACTCGCTTCGGTCATCGCCGCCGGAACAGCCGGCGCGGACCGGACCCGGAACGTTCGCGTATCACCGGACGCCACCCGCAGATCCTCGTACCATTCGGCTGCCAGCGTTGCAGCGACTTGCCCGTACTGCTGTGTCAGCATCGGCACGAACGCGAGCATCGCGTCTCGGACGGCTTCGGGGCGGCCCAGGTCGAGCGTGAGGAAGAAGTCCTCCAGCTCTTCCCGCACCCTCGCAGACAGCGCGTTCGTGTCCCGGCGGTACCGCTCGATGAGTTCCCGCTCAGGCATCGGTTACTGTCCCCTGTCCGCCGCGAGCGGCCGCCATGATGGCATCCAGTCGCTGACCGGACTGGGCGCGCTTGGCGTACTCGAGGTTGCGTTCGATCTGCGCCTTCGTCAGCCCGTATTCCTCCATCGCGACCTCAGGGTCACCGTTGGGGAATGCCTGCTGGTACTTCACCGCCGCGTCGGCCTGTGCGGACTTCGTTGGGGTGCCCGGGTCACGGAAGTGCGCCGCCAGCCCGCGAAGGTCGCGCCGCATGCTATCCGTGAACTCGCCGTGCTTGACTGCAAGGACGTTCTTCGCCAAGTCGATCCGTGAGATCGCAATGCTCGGCAGCTCGTCCTCGACCATCCCGACCATGTCCGACTCCGCGGCCTTGATCGCGTCCGCCGACGTCGGCTGGTCATGGATGATGCCGAGGTAACCGACTGGCATCGAGACTTCTGAGGCGACCATGAGGCCGATCGTGCGGAGCTGCTCCGAGTGCGGCTGCATGGAAGCCTGCTGAAGCTGCTTCAGATCGGGCCGCTTCAGCTCGTCGAGATCCTCGTGGTAGACGTCGGGCAGTGCCCAGATCCCTCCCATGAGCGCGTCGAGCGGGCTGATGCGGTTGCCGTCGGCGTCCGTGAAGTGGACATCGTCGGCACCCATCAACGCCCGCTGTGGCGCCGAGAAGAATTCGGCTGTCACTTCCTGGCGCAGCATCGTGCGCACACCGGTGTCGATGTAGCCCATGAGCGGCCGGGAGACGCGCGAGTGACCGAACGGGCGCTTCAGCGAGCGCCCCCACACGTAGGGCGTGCACGGCACGTTGCCTTCAACGCCGTCGTAGTCGGCCGTGACCAGCCAGCGGCCATTGATGCTTTCCAGCCGGACAGTCTGCCCCGGCAGGTACAAGATCGACTTCTTCCGAGAAACGACCTCAAGGGCCGCGGTTGCCCTGTTGGTCCGTTCGTTGACCTCCGCGGTCGCTTCGAGCGCGGTGCGCGCCGAGATGATTACCTCCGGGTCGCCGGCGACTTCGTCGCCTGGTGTCACGAAAACGAAAGCGACCGAGTGCTCGAGCGACGATTCGATGGCCATCTTCTCGACGGCGGCGAAGTAGTTGTCCTCGAAGACGTCGGCGACGTCGTCCATCAGCTCGGTTTCGCGCGGCAGAGTGAAGCCGTCCGGGCGGATCCGGCTCGCCGGCACCGACACGGCCTTCTGTGCCCACCCGATCGGCGTCTGGAAGTCCACCATGTGCGGCGGCACCGAGAAACCGATCTTGTCGAGCCGCTTCTTGGCCTCAACGTAGGACGAGCGCAGGCGGTTGCGTCGGGCCTTCACGCCGACCTTGGAGCGGAGGCGCGTGAACGCGTTCATCTCGTCCACAGTCGGCTCGCGCGGCGAATCCAGTACAGGCACGGCCACCTCCTATCCGACTACCGCATGGCCCGTCTTCCGTTCGGAATCGGTGCGGCGGCGTCGGGCGAATTTCAGCGCACCGAAGTGCGCGCATGTCACGGCAACGATGTGCCGCAGTTCAACGTCGAGGCTGTCCCGGTTCCACTTGAACGAGCCGGGCCGGTTCTTGATCGGATCCTTGACTGTGTGCTCTGCGACGACGTCCAGGTGCTCTTGCCCGAAGTGCGTCACCGACGCCTCTTTGTCGACGGCCCGATGGAGCATCGCGCACGCCTGCGTGTACTCACGTGCGTCGAGAACGTAGACCTTCATCTTTTTCTTCTTGAGCGGCACCTCGAGGATGTCGCGCGCCGGACTCAGCGCGTCGATCACGACTGGAATACGGCGCTTGCAGCGCTCCCACAGCCAATCGACCAGTGCGGTCGTGCCGGCCTCATCGAACGGGGCGTCAGCGGCCATCTCGAGATGGACCATGCCCTCGCCGGAGAACGTGGAAACTCCGATCGAGACGCTCGTGCGCTCAAGGTTCATGTCCACGCCGAACGCGGCAACCTGCCAGTCAGCGTCCGGCTCGGCGATCTTCCGTTCAGCCCACTTTGTGAACGCCGGCGAGCCGGCCGCCGACGGCGACGGCCACATGTTCAGCCGCTCGCGCGCGAACGACCGCGGCGATAGCCGGAACTGCTCGCCCTCAACGGTGCGCACCTTGATGCGGCCGCCGAGCGCCGGGTTCGCCGCCGCCCAGTTGCGACGGTCTGCGGTGAACGCCCGCAGCGTCGCCTCGTCCATCTTGTCGACGTCGCCGTCGGCCGAGTGCTCGACCCACGCCGAACGCTTGTCAGCGCCTGTGACGGCCGCGTTGCGTATGCGGACGAACGGTTCGCCACGTTCGGACAGGTCGCGGGGCGGCGTGCCCATGTAGATGATGACTGGGTCGCCAGACGGGGAAGCCGAGGTTGTCGCCTCGAGCGCTTCCTGCTCGTCTTCTTCGTACTCCTGCGCTTCGTCCACGACGAGCACGTCGAACGACGAGCCACGGCCGGCGCCGCCGGTGCGGGCGCCCAGCTCGATCAGCCCGCCGTTGTGCAGCTCGATCGCTTCCTGGCCGTTGGTCTTGCGGATCTCCTTCACCAGAGCGTTCAGCTCCGGGTACTTCGCATGCGGGTCGTCGACCTTCGTGCCGAAAAACTGCATGAGGCGCTTGAACGCCTTGCGCGCCGAGCTGAGCAGGTGCGCGGTATGCAGGATCTTGAGCCCGAGGATGGCCATCATGTACAGCTCGACGGCCTCTAGGCCGCCGTTCTTGCCGTTCTGGCGAGGCACCGAAACGCCCCAAGTCGACGCGCACCACAAGTCATCGCGGTCGCGCCGAAGCCAAGCTCGGGTCACATCGCGCTGCCACGGGTCCAAGACCAGCCCGTAGCCGGCTGACAGCTCAATCGCCGCCTCGGCGTGATCGAGCGTGTACCCGCGCGGCGAAGGCGCCGTGTTGAACCGTGCCACCTGAGATCCAGACAGCACGGAACACCACCTACGCCTTCATCTTGTTCCTCGCCCGATCCAGCGGAGAGACGTTCGACGGCAGCGCCGGAGCATCCTTCTGTTCGGCCGGCTTCGCGGCGGTGTCGCCAAGCCCGAGCTTTGACAAGACGTTGGCGAACGTCGTCTGCTGCTGGCGCGCCTCGGACAAGACGTTCTGGAACTTCACCTCGATGTTGTAGCTCACCGAACCGTCGTCCTCGTGGCTCAAGTCGAGCACGCGGAACCGCATCAGGTTCAGGACGCCCTTGCCCTGAATGACGTTGTCGAGCTCGTCGAGGCGATCGGCCGTGCGCGCGGCTTCGAGCGCGAGCGCATTACGGGCCACGTCCTTCGACTTCAACGCCTTCCACAGCGCGGCGCCGCGCTCCCCCAGGCCTGCCGGCTCAGCCATGGGCGTCCCTCAGGAACACCAGCTCGCCAACCTCGCTTGACTCCAGCGCCGGCATCAGATCCTCCATGTCGTGCACGCCCAGCTGGTCAGACACGACGAGCACGTCAGCCATCAGCCCGCGAATGTACGTCGGGCCGCCGAAGAACAAGACCCTGCCGAAGCTCGCGTGATCGATCCGCTCCGCGCCGTGCAGGTGCGAAACGCGCCACTCCGCACCCTCTTCGACCATGCCGGCCGCCATCCGGTGAAGCGGCTTCACCGCCATGGAATACCGGTGCAATACAACAGCGACCGTATGGCCTCGTGCAGCATGCTGCAGCGCGTCGGCCATGACCTGGCGCTCACGTTCAAGGCGGGCACTACCGCGCTCGGAATCAGACATGACGCCTCCTAGCTCGGGAGGCTGAATGCCTTCCCGGTCACTGCGATGTAGCGACCGACGGTGTACCGCTCGATGTTGCGGCCGTCGCGGATCTTCCGGCCCGGAGCCTCCGGGGCCTCGATGAAAACGTGGATGCCCTCGCCCGACTGCGAGACCTCAGCGAAGAGGATCGGCTCAGCGATCGACTCGATAGCCTCGCGCGCCCAGCCGGACAGCCTGCCGTCGACCATGCAGTGGTCGAGGTCGATGCAGCCGATGCCGTCACCGAGGACAAAACCGAGGCCGGCGCCGACCGAAGATTTCGAAGCCGCCGAGAACGACGACCAGGTCGCCGAATCAGTCGACGACGCCGGCCGACCGTCAACCGTGACCGGACGCTTCGACGCCGTGCGCCGGATCCAACGATCACGGGAAGTCATCGCCGCCGGCAGCTTCCCGCGGCGCGACACACGCTTCCGGCACTTCGCCGAGCAAGTGCGCGCGCCCTCACGGAACAGCTTCATGCCGCACCCGCAGCCCTCGCACACTCGTGATTCCATGCCCCAATTCTACCGGAGGCGCACCCCGATGTCACACTTAAACCCCGGAAATACGGGGATGCATGCGAGTTCTGAAAACGCCGAAGCGCTGTGCCGCCGCCTACGAAAACAAGGTCAACGAGGGTCACGCTCACGCCGAAAACGCGGCAGACAGGCACCTGCGGCCGCCCAGGCGGAAATCTCAGCCGACCTCGGGGGGATATTTCGCTATACCTGCGGGGGCGATCCGGCGGCGGGGTGGGGAGGGGTGTCCCCCCTCCCGGTTTTGCGGTGGTTTTGGAATAAGAATTTTCTTATTCGGGGTTGCCCCGCGGGTCACCATTGCCGGCTGGTGCGGAGCGGTTTGGCGGCCATGATGGTTTGGGATTTGGGTGCTGGCCGGTCGCCTTTGCTTTGGTTGCATCGGCGGCAGATCACGATGAGGTTGTCGATGTGGTCTTGTCCGCCTTTTGCGTGTGCGTAGGCATGGTCGGGTTCGGCGCTGCGGGGTGTTCGGCTGACGATGTAGTCGAGTGTGACGCCGCAGTAGGGGCAGCTGTCTTGCCCTCGGGCTTGGGCTAGGCGGAGCGCTTTGGCTCGCACTTTCTTCCAAGTGGAGGTGCCTGTCCGGGATGTTGCCATGCCCCCTCCGTGGTTGCTTGGGTGCCCTGCCAGTTCTGCCGCTGGTTGGGCGGTGCCCGGTGTGCGTCCGCTGTTCGCCGTGCCCCGGCTAGGTCTTTCACGAGTTTTGCTTTGTGCCTGCTGGGGGCGGCTGGGCGGGACGTGGGTCGCGCAGGTGCGGCTCTGTGCGGAAGGCTCGCACGGGTCATGGCCGTCCTTCACGGCAATGCGGGGCCGTGTTGACGCGAAGTGGGCTGCCGGGACTCGAACCCGAGCTTGGTGCCATCCGCATGCGGTGAGGCTGCGGACTTGCTCAGCCCTGCCCGGGACGCTCCGCAGTGGAGGTCTCCCGGGCATGAAAAAAGCCCCGACCGTGTGGTCTGGGGCTTGGGTAGTTGAAGATGCACTTCTTCCGACGTTTTTAGACTATCAGCTTTCAGGGCCTCCGTCGACGGTCTTTCATTTGGTGGTGGATGTTGAGTACGTCGCCGGGGAAGTAGGCCCTGACGGGCGCCCCGGCGTTGACGACGCGTTCGAGTACGTAGCCGAGGTGCCCGAGCTGTACCCAGTTCTTGATGTCTTTGATCTTGATGGAGACGTTGGCGTTGCGTCGGAGGTGTTCGATGGCTTGCCGTGGTCGCATGGGTTCGCCGCGGACGAGTTGGCGCAGGTGGTCGTCGAGGGTGTTCCGGTCGTAGACGGTGTCGCATTCGGTGCAGGGCACGTCGTGCTGGTCGATTTTGGCGGTGAGTTTGGCCCCGCATTGGCAGGTGCCGACGATGATCGTTTCGTCTGGCGGGAGGTCGATGATGCGTTCGGCTCGCTTGATGAGGTCGCGCAGCATGGGCAGGAAGTTGCCGGCGTGCTGGTCGTGGGCGAGCTGTCCGGCGTCTTGTTTGACCCAGATGTGGAGGGCTTGGCGGAGTTCGGCGGCGTCGGCGCGGATGGGCATGGGTGCGTGGATGTCGCCTCCGTTGCCGCCATTGCGTCCTGTCCGGACTTGGTCTTGCCGGGCCATGGTGGTGAAGAGCTCTTCGATGAGGTCGGGCACTTTGTCGATCCACTGCTGCAGGTCGCTGACGCACTGGCTGCACAGGTAGGTCTCGGTGGGGTTCTGGCAGTCGGTGGTGGTGCAGGCGGTCACAGGGTGGGGCCTTTCTGGTTGTTGTCGCCGCGCATGAAGCTCTGGGCCATGAAGGTGAGCTGCCACGGCTTCATGCCGGCCATTCCGAGGTGCTCTAGCGCTTCGAGGGCGTCGTCGACGTCGTCGCCGTAGAGCGCGTGGATGCGGGCCAGGCGTTCTTCGCGGTCGACGCATCTTTGGATGGTGTGGCTGGCCGTTGCGGCGTGGGCGGCCATGGCGAGAACCGCTTCGGGCAATTGGCCCAGCGCGTCGAACTTCCGGGCGGTCATGCGGTCTCGCACGCCCTTGGTTGCGCGCCAGGTGGCGGCGATTCCACGGCCGACCCAGATGAATACGGTGTAGAAGCCGATGGCCCAGATTGTGGAGCGGATGAGCGCCCCGATGATGGTTGCGGGTTCGAGGTTGTCGATGCCGAGCGCGGTCATGATGAATTCAGGGAAGGTCATGGTGTTCTCCAGGTGCATTCGCGGAGGCGGGCGAGGTCTCCGTGGTGGATGTGGGTGTCGGTTCCGCGTGCGGCGCCGACGGCGATGGCGCGGCGGATGGCGTCAGTGCTGACACCGAGCTCTGCGGCCGCGTCTTCGATGGGCACTTGCGGTTCGGGTTCGACGCGGTCGGTGCCGTGTAGCTCGCGGTGTGCGATCCGGTCTTTGACGCCGTGCCAGCCGCCGATGTGGATGTGGCTGCAGTCGGGGCAGGCGTAGACGCTCATGTCCCGCCATCCCTTCAGCCGGACCACGCGCTTCGCTTCCTTGCGGCTGACGTACTTCAGCTTGCCGGTGTCCATGCAGATGCCGGCGGTCGCGTACTGGTATGCGGTCACTCGTCGGCCCTTTCGACAGACGAGGCCGCCCCGTCTGGGGCGGCCTCGGTGTTGTTCCGCCATCCGGCGGGCGGTTCGGTTCGGTAGTGCTGATCGCGGCATTTGGTTTCTGGGCTGTTGTGGTCCGGACACCAGATCTCGCGCGGCGGTAGCCCCAGGCGGTCGGGTTCCGATGCCCGCCAGTGCTTGCCGTCCATGGCGATGACTGCGGGCGTCCGATTCGTTGGGTCGATAGCTGCACGGATGGCGGCTTGTGCGACCGCGCCGGCGGCGCCCTTGACTCGGGCTGTTCCGAGCGCATGGACGATGCCGGGCACGTCCCATCCGTCTCGAAGCAGGTGGATGAACTCGGCCAGCTTTTCGGCTTGGATTTTGGTCAAATGATCATTCATGCCGTCGACCTCCTTTCGTTGAGCGGCAGCCGTCGATCGCGCCTCGCGTGCTGGTGAGTTAACCGCTCAGGTGATGAATGATTAGTTGCAGGTGTAGAGGTGCAGGTGCAGGTGCAGGTGTACCCCCATCCCTTTCAAGACCCCATCGGGTAGGCCGTGACCGATGGATGCGGGATGGCTTACCCGAACCCTTTCCGGAAGGGTTTACCGATGGGTTTACGCGGGCCTTTCGGCCACGAGTTCGGAAGGGTCAACCGATGCCTTCTTGAGGACGTCGGCGAGGCCTCCCCAGCTCGTCCATGTCGGGTTCTCATGGTGCAGACGTTTGACCTCGTGGACGACGACGCCGCGGATGGTTCGCGACGACACCTCGGCGTGGGCCTTGGCGACGGCGACGCCCATGTTCCGCTGCGTCAACAGGCCGTCATTGCGCATGTACGAGCGGACCAGGACTTCTTCGGTGTCCCGGTCGACGATGATGTACAAGCCTTCCTCGAGTTCTTCGGCGGCGGCCTCGACGGTCTCTAGGTTCAGTGTCGAGGACTTCGGAACGATGCGCCGGGGCCGCCAGTCGAGAACTCCGCAGTGCGAGAGTTTCGGCTGTGACAGCAGGTGCCAGTAGAGCCACTGGGCCGGCATGGACAAGTCCATGAAGTCGTCGTCGCCCCAGATCGTCACGCTGGTCTTGGCGTAGGTTCTCGCCACTGGTTCACCTCCTATTGGGGTTTGGTCGGGGCCCAGTCGGTCCATGTGGACGCTGGGCCGGGTGTGAGGATTGAGTACCGGATCTTGCCCTTGACGCGGGCGACGAGCGGTAGGGCGCCGCACAGGTCGGCGGCATCAAGGAATCGCGTGCGGGCGGCCGGCCCGAGGTCTTTCCCGTCGGTTCCGACCTGTACGAGCGCCAACCCATGTTCCGGGTGAGCCATCGCCAGGTCTGCGGGGCCCTTGGACGCGGCAGCGCGCATGATGAGCACCCACCCGTGTTCGATGAGGTGGTCGCGGACTCGGTACTCGCGCGCGCGGCCTTGCGACGCTGTAGACATCGTTCTCCTTGATTCTGGGCATGAAAAAGGCGCCCACCTCAGTGGGCGCCTCTTTTGTCGGGCCTAGTCGTCGAGCAGACCTCGTCTGCGAGCTAGATTCACGAGGCTAGCCGGCAGGTATATGTCGTACTCCTTCACTAATTCACTGAAAGATTTCTGAAACTCGCCATGAACATCGCCGCCGTCCAGTCTTCCGTCATTCAGGTCTCGGAGGATGCCGTTGACTTGGTTGAAGACCATGTTTCGCCCACGCGATAGGTCCCTGTCTCTCGGGTTCCTCACGGCGCTCTTAGTCAGCATGATTGCAACATCATCGAAATTGGCGATCTCTCCAGAACGACCCGGAAATTCGTGCAACATAATGAACCTAAGGCTAGACTTCCTGAGTTGCACGCTCGCTAGGTTCACCTCTTCCATGCTCCTCGACCCCGCCGCGAACATGTCGGCGTGCGCGCCAAGATAGTCGAATATTGACTCCTGCATATTGCGCCTGTCTTCCAGATTTTGATTTGCCTGGATCAGCTCTTGATTCCTCCGAGTGGCTTCCTTGCTCTCGTCTCGCATAAGGCGAATCTGGCTCCGAGAGCTGCGCCATGCAAAGACTGCGAGGACGAGAAGTCCGAACGTCGCAAACGCGCTCGCCCATGTGGCCCAAGTCTGGGAATCTGCCGAGTTCACCGGGTTGACCGTGCTGCAGTACAGCTCGCTACCCTTGACTGCGGATTCTGACGCTACTCGGCACACTATTTCTGCTGCCCTGATCATGGCCCGATCATAGTCTCCTGTGTCTGGGGATGACGTGCCGACGAGCAGCTCTCACGAGGGGGACCGCGTTGATGCTGAGCTTCACTTCTGGGCCTTCTTTCGTTGCTGTTGGAGTTCGCGCCGGCGCGCGAGATATGCGACCCGGCATTCCTCGCACGGCTTCTCGCCGCGGTCGTAGTGGCGGCTGTAACCGTTCGAGGTGCCGTGCTCGATGGGACGCTCCCCGGTGTTGAGCTCTCGGAGGCGCGCGTTCTCGTTGTTGAGCTCTCGGATCTGACTGTCGAGTTCGCGGATCGTGCGAGTCTTCCGGGCCACTTCGCTTTCGAGTGCGGTGATCCGCCGGCGCAACCCGGCCGGGGTGTTCGATACGGCCCCGTACTGGTAGCCGGGCATCAGGACCACTCCTGCTTCATGAGCGCCCCGATCCCCTCCGTGGTCTCAACGGATTCGGCGACGGCACGCCGATGGCAGGCGCAGTTTCGGCCGTGGTGACAAACGCCCCACGGCGACCAGCAGCAGTCCCGACGGCACGTGTTCGGGTACGTCCTCATGCCGCGGCCGCCTCGGGTTTGCAGTGTTCGGCGATCTTGTCGGGCTGGAAGCCGGACCACATGGTCTCGGTGTGGCCGTCGTTGACGATGACGAGCGGCATTTGCCGGCTGAGCGTGCCTGGGTGCGAGTCGATGAGATATCGGGCCGCAGCGGCCTTGTCGGCGTTCTCGGGTGCGTCGAGGTGCACTACCCGGTACTTGACCTTGAGCTTGTCCAGGGCACGGTAGGTGGCGTTGCACTGGACGCACGGGCTGGTGCTGTGGACGACGATGGTTTTCATGAGGCTCCTGAAGAGACGCCGGCGGCGCGCCCCGTGATGGGACGCGCCGCCGACTGAATGGGTGGGTGGTGGCTACTTGCTGGTGTCGGCGCCGTCGAGGATGTACTTCTCGAAGTCGGCGGCGATCTCAAGGACGTCAGCAGCGCTCCCGCCGACCTCCTTCACCCAGGCGAGTGCGCGGTCGAGTGCGGCGACTCGGATCTGTTCGGGGTCCATGGGGTTCCTTTCGGGTACGAAAAAGGCCGCCCGGTCGGACGGCCTCGAGGTGGTGTTTATGTTCGGTCAGGCTGTGTTGCCCCAGCCGCCCCAGGTGTCGCTCTGGGGTGCGGCGGGCGTAGACGCTGGCGTCCATGACCCGTCGGCGGCCGGCGGGCCGGACGAGGCCGCGGGCGGGTTCCAAGCGCCGGGTGCGTCCTGTGTCGCGGGGTCGGAGTGGAAGCGCAGGTCTTTGCCGACCGTGTGCGCGCGAATCTCGCTGGCCCGGCGCTTCTGGCCGTCCTGTTCCCACTCGCGCGTCTCGATCTCGCCGGACACGATGACGCTGTCGCCCTTTTTTAGGACGTTGCCGACGTTCTCCCCCAGCTTGAGCTTGCCCTGATCGAACGCTTTCACGTCCCAGAACGTGGTCGGCTTGTCTACCCACTCGTTCCGTTCCCGGCTGAACGTTCGGGCGTTCACGGCCACAGAGAACTTCACCGCGGCGTCGCCATTGTTCATGTACCGGACTTCCGGTTCACGCGTGATCCGGCCGATGACGGTCACTTGAGTCTCGCCTGCCACGGTTAGGCCTCCTCGTCGGTGTAGGTGATCATCACGATGTTCCGGGTCGGGATGATGTGGAATTGGCGCCCGTCGCCGCCGGCGTTCGCGATCTGCACCGCCGTAAACTTCTCGGACATGGCGTCAGCGAGGCTGATCAGTTCGGAATGCGTGCACGGCTTGCCGTGGATGGTCGTCCCGTCTTCCAGCTCGACCCGGAACCGGTAGAGCTTCTCGTCCTCGGACATCAGGTGATTCCTTCCAGTGGTTTCGATCGGTCAAGGTGGGGCCAGCGTTTCCCGCTGACGATGTTCTGCACTTGAGATGCGCTGATGCCGTACTCGACCGCAAGTGCGCGAGACGAGACCGCCTGAGATGCGTATCGCCGAATGATCTCGACGGCCTGCGTCTCGGTGACTTTGTTCGGGCCGCGCTCCCCCGCATTTCGGGCGACCCGACCTCGCTCGACCTTGTCGCGCATGTTGTCGTCGTGCGTGCCTGCGCGAAGGTGAGCAGGATTTACGCAGAGGCGGTTGTCACACGAGTGCAAGACTTGCAACTGTTCGGGCACGGGACCGTTGGAGTCGACATAGGCCCATACGTGCGCACCTCTCTGCCTCCGTTTGAATTGAAGCCATCCGTATCCGGTGTGATGAACAGTGCCCGTCCAGTTCCAACATTCGTCCGCCCGACCGGGCGGCGCGTACTGTCGAAGGCGGTCGGTGAGGCTCGAACCTCGCTTGGCCATCCGCCGAGCCTTTGCGGAGTTTCCATGTCGACGCTTGCGGTTGTAGTGCATGTGGCAAAGCCCCTTGGCTGCCGCTGGCCGCCCACACTCGTCGACTGAGCAAGGGGCCGAACTCATGACTGGATTTCTCCGTCCTCGATGATGAATGCACCGTCGCGGTCCCCTACGACCTCAAGCCACACCTGGAAGTCGTGCTCGCGGGCCTGGGCCTCGATGAGCGCGAGGCTGTCGGCGTCGAGGAGCGAGCCGTCGGCGATGCGGATGACCCGCAGGTCTGGGTTGAGTGCGATGGCCATGGCCATGGACACGCGGATCTGTTCGGCGGACGACGCCTGCTTGAACGGAACACCCTGGTAGGTGACGCCGTTGTCGTCGAAGCCGAGCCCGTCGACCGGAAACTCCGCGGCGGCGAGGCCGTCCGCCTTGCGCTTGTCGATGACCTCGATGCGCTTGGAGAGCGCCTTCGCTTCGTTCTCGGCGACCTTCTGCCGTTCGACGGTTGCCCGGAAATCGGCGTACTGCCGTGCACGGGCGTTCGTGTCCTCGGCCGCGGCGATCTGCTGCTGGATCGCGTCGAGGTCCGGCAATTCGGCGTGGTTGTTGATGCGGTCTTGCGCATTGATGCAGTCAGTGAGCGCCGCCTCGCGCCGGCGCCGCAGCTCCGCGATCTGGTTATCAAAATCGTTGATCGCGATCCGCGCCGCCGCACGCTCGGCGAAGTCGTCCTGCTGCTGCCGACCCATCTCCTGCACCTCGCGGTAGCTGGTGAGCAGGTCGGTGACGCTGACTTCTTCGACAGGTTCGACGTCGCCGTAGCCGGCAACCTGCGCGGCGATCTCCTTGGCCGACCGGTTGACGTTGGTCCGAATGGCGAACGTGTCGTTCCGCTCGGCGTCCAGTTCGGCCAGATCGAACGGCAACTCGACGACGGACAGGAGGGCTTCCCGCTGTTCGCGGTCCGTGAGCCGCGTGAACGCCACCGGGTCGAGCGAGTATTTGCCGAGCATGTCGTCGAGACGCGACTGGCCCTTGCCGTAGGTGGCGCCGTCAAGGCTCTTCACGGTCAGCCGGGAGCCGGCCGCGGTGAAGGTGCGGGTGACGATCATGTCTTCGGTTTCGAGGACGATTTCGGCGCGCTCTTCGCCGTCGCGGATGGGTCGCGGCGTGGTCTTCGCGTTGATGCCGCCGAGCGCCGCCGTGATGGAGTCGAGCACGGACGACTTGCCCTGCCCGTTCTTGCCGGCGACGACGACGAGGTTACCGTCGGCGTCCGGGCGGATCTCGACGTGTTTCGCCCGCTTGTAGTTCGTGGTGGTGAGGCTGATGATGCGGGTCATGATCAGTTCGTTCCTTCGGTGTTGAGGCCGTCGATGATGGCGGGCAGTTCGGCCTTGAGGATCTGGCCGGGGCCTGCGATGTGGCGGCCGAGCGTGTCGCTGACGAACGCGGCTATCCCGGGGCCGTCCATTCCGCGCTCGGCTGCTGCCGCCTGGACCTGAGCCCAGTCGTCCTTCGTGATCGGTTCCGGCGCGCCTTCCGCCGGCGCCGAGGAGGTGAAGGTCGCCGTCGCCGACGGCTGGGCCGGAGCCTCCCCCAGGTCTTCGAGCTCGATCTCCTCGACAGACAGGGAAGCGATGCCGGTCAGCACGTCAGGGAACAGGACACGGCAGGCTTCGGCGCGGGCCTTGGCGCGCAGCATCTCGATCGGGTTCGTCTGGTATTTGGCAGTCTTGCCACCCGTGTACCCGGCCTGCTTTGCCCGGTCCATCGTCCATGTGAATGCGGTCCACTCCTTGGCGCCGCGGCGACGGGCTTCGACGGTCACGGAGTCAGGGGAAGGATCCGGGAAACGAAAGTGCCCGCCGGCACGCTCGCACAGGGCCTGCATGGTCTTGGCGTACATGCCGGCCTTGCCGTGGATGATGAAGATCTCGGACAGGGCCGTCATGGGCGGCAGGCCGAGTTCGGCGCCGGCCAGCATTGCCGCGGCCGCCTCTTCTGGTTTGCCCCGATAGGTTTCCGGGACCATGGCCGTCTTGCAGATGCCGTTGGCGAGGGTCAGCGCCGATGCGAACCGCTCGGCGGCGGCCGCCAAGTCCACGGCGGACCCCTGCGATGTGAATGCGTTTGGCGCGGCAAGCTCGCCGCCGGTGGTGGTGGTGTCGAGTTCAGTGCTCATGCTGTTGCCTTCCTATTTCGCCCAGGCGGGCGGGGTGATGGTGGTGGTTTCGGTGAAGCCGGGCCACGAGTCGTTGGCCGTGCACTCGCGGTAGATGTCGAGGGCTTCGAGGTACTGCTTGCGGCCCCGGCGCATGAATTCGCCGTCGGGTTCGACGACGCGCACCCGGTGCGGCCCCTCCTTCTCGACGAAGATCCACGCCCACGCGGGCGCAAACCCGGTCTCCTTCTGAATGATGTCGACGTAGTAGGCGGCCGACAGGTCGTATCCGATGTCCAGGACCGTCTTCGCCGGCTTCTCGATCGCTGTGGAGGCGCACGTCTTCAGGTCGATGGCGACGCCGTGGTGCTCGTGGAGCGCGTCGGGCCGGCACTTCGCTGGCACCCCGTCGAGGCCGGTGAAGTAGCTGCGTTCGGCGACGTGCCCGGTGAGAAGCGGCCCGGCGACTGGGTGCGCCATGACGGCGTCGCGCATGCTGCGCACCCGGTCGTAGTCGCCGGTGAGCATCGGCACGAGTCCGCGTTCACGTGCCTCGTCGCGGGCGTCCTTCGCGGCATTGGTGCGCCACGAGTCAGCGTTGACAACGGCGAACGCTGACTCGTCTTGCTCGAGGATGAGCGAGTGCGCGGCCGTCCCGATGTCGAACTCTTTCTTGTAGATGGGCCGACCGCGCTGCCACGCGTAGAGTTCGGGGCCGCCGGGCTTGAGGAGCGTCTTGAGCGACGTCGACCCGATGGCTTCGTGCTTGTGGTAGTCGGTTGCTGGCAGGCCGTCGATGACTTCACCCATGGGCGATCTCCTGTGCTTTGGCGCGGATGTCTTGGTCGTTGCGGTCGAGCCAGTCGGCTTTGAGTGCCGGGTATTCGGGGTGGCCCGGGCGCTCGTCGAGTTCGACGAGGTCGCGTCGGCAGTTTTCGCCGGCGTCGAACAGCCAGAGAAGCGCTTCGTACTCGGCGCGCTCGCGGCCGGTGATGTCGTAGCCGTGGACGTCGTAGGTTTCGCGGAGCCCGGCGAGCATGCGCAACCAGTCGGCTTGCCCGGGCCGGCTGGTGTTGTCGGTGCCGTGGTCGTGGAAGAACCTGCCGACGGCGCCGATGACGGCCTGTGTTTTCGCGGCGACCGTGATCATGCGCTGCGACCTGCAGCGAGCACATAGTCGGACTGGCGTTCGCCTTGCAGGGCCTGCCCGATGCTCTCTCCGAGGCTTCGGAAGGCCTCGCCGGCTGCCCGCCCGAACTCTCCGATCGCTTGGACGGCGATGCTCACGGCTTCGGCCGCGAACGCTTCGGCGAAGCGGGCGACCTTGTCGTCGCGGATCTGGTTGCGCGCGGCTCGCATGTACGTCATGGCGAGTTCGGGCTGGCCGGTGCGCAGTGCCCGTTCGGCACGTTCGATGCGGCCGCGCGTCGTGGTCAGGGATGGGTTGGTGCTCATGTTGCCTCCTGGGCATAAAAAAACCGCCTCGCGGGCGGTCAGGGGTGGGTGTGGGGTTATTCGTTGTCGGGGTCGTCGACGGGATGGAATTTCCATCGGTCCCGCTCCTGCTCGTGGGCTGCCGTGACCATGCCCGTCGCTATCAGGCCGGTCGTGTGTTTAGTCATGCTGACGGTGATGTAGTCGCCGACCCTGCCGTCAGTATCGGGTGCGACGACCCGGGCTAGGACGATGATGTCCGCGACGTGTTCGCCCTCGCCGGCCTCGACGTCGCGGAGTTCGAATTCGCCGATCTTCACGCGTCCTCCTCGTGCTTTCGTTCGCAGTCCCTAGCGAGACTCTGGACGACGTACACCCGATGGCACGTCTCGCATTCCCATGGATCAGGCACCTCTCACCTCCACTTCGGTGTCTGGCCGCACGTGCAGCGGCGGGTCTTGATCGGTGATCATCAACCACCCGTGGCCGCCCTCGAACAGGATCCCTGCGAGCGTGCCGGAAGCGGTGCGCTGGGTGGTCGGGTCGGTCACGGTGACGAGTCGCCCCACGTCTCGCCCGCACAGGTCGTGGGCCTGCTTGCGGGTCATCGGAGTTTCCTCCTCTTGGCTTGGTGCTGGCACTGGTAGCATTCCGGGTTGGTCTTCTCTGCCCGGATCGACAGTTGCTTCCGGAGCCGCTCGAGGTCATGTTCACACATTCTGTTCAGGTGGCTGAGGATCGCGCCGACGCTGAGGGTCATCTCGCTCATGCTCCTGCCTCCTCGATCTTCTGTGCGATGGCCAGCAGCTCCACCCCGGCCTTGCGCGTCATCTTGGCCTGCAAGGCCCGGTCTTCACCGAACTGGAGTCGTCGAGTCTCGCCGCTGATGTACACGACGCCGCCGAGACGCTGGTCTAGGGCGGTGCGCACCTCGGGCAGTTCTTCGGGCATCACGCCGCCACCTTCGCGGACGATGGCCGCAGTCTGTCGGACGGCGTCGCGTTGGATCTGCTGCGCGCTGGCCTGCAGGGTGTCGGCGTTGCGGTTCAGGATCTGCGACAACTCGTTGTTGAGGGTGGCCAGGCGGTCGACCTCGGCGAGCAGCTCGTGGCGGGTCATGTCGGCCGGTTTGGTCATGATTTCCCCTTGTCGGTCGGCCCGCTCGTCCAGCGGGGGGCCTCCGGGATGTCGCGTGGCCGCTGCTTCTGCCCGGCGGACGGACTGAACGCGGCCAGCCCGACAATGGCGCAAAGCGTGGCGCAGATGATCAGGGTGATAAGTACGGCGTCGCTCATGTTGTTTTCCCTTCGAGTGCTTCGGTGATGACGCGGCGGATGTCGCCGGCGTCCTTTCGTGCGCGTGCTCGTGCCGCGGTTTCGGCGTATCCGACGGCTGGCGTGTTCGCGATCCTGGTCAGCTCGTCCGCCAGCCCAAGGGTCGACCGGATAGCGGCGACCAGGTCGGGGGCGTCCTCCGTTGCAAGTTTCGCCGCGGCGGCGAGGTCCAACCCGGGTTCGCGGTGGTTGATCGCGCGGGCGATCCGCGCTTGAATATCCTCAAGGCGCCCCGTCACGCTCATGCGACCGCCGCCCACGCGACGCGGAGCCGCTTGGCCCGACGGCGAGTGACGAGCCGGCTGTCCTTCACGCGGGGGCGCTTCCCGCCCGACCGCCGCTGGTAGAACTGGATCTCCTCGAACAGGATGCGAGTGCCCGTCACGATGATTCGTGCGGACCGCGGGACGCGCATCGGGTCCACACCGTTCGCTTCGAGCCACCTGCAGATCTTCGCCCGGTGCGCGGGCTCCCCGACGCACAGCACAATCTGGGGCTTCATCGCTCAGTCCCCCGACGTGTTTTCGAGGTGCGGGATGATCACGGTCGGCTTGTACGTGAGCTTGTAGTGGTCGGCACTCACGGCCGCCGGGTCGAGCTGCTCGGCAACGAACGTCATGTTGTCCGACAGGCCCATCGAGTGCTTCTTGTAGAGGCCGGGGCCGGTCTTGCAGGTGACCTCGACGGCGCCGGCGATCTTGGACTCACGCGTCTCGATGGAGCAGTAGCCCTCGATCTCCAACGCGTATTTGTCGGTGATGCCGTTGATGAAGACCACGCGGCGAGGGATCTTGAAGTTGTCGGCGTCCGTGGACAGGTTGCGGGACGCGACTTCGGCGTCGTTGCAGCCGACCAAAGCGAGGGCGGCGGCTGCGGTGGCGGCGATGATGATCAGTTTGCGTTTCATGGGGTCTCTTTCTTGTGCTGGCGGTAGGTCTCGCACCCGAGGAGGAGCGCGAGGAGGGTGAGCATGTCGGCGAAGTCGTAGACCGCCCAGGCCGGGACGTCTTCGTGCAGATCGTGGTAGTCGCCGTGCTCGAGGTGATCGAGGGTCCGGTAAGCCGATTCCCAACTGCCGATCTCGTAGCCTTCGAGGACATCGCGGAGTTCGGCCCACCACAGGCGGGTCTGGTCGTGCCTGAGGTCGCGGCTGCGCTCCCAGAAGTCGGCGATGGCCCAACGCTTGAAGGCGTCGACGTCGTACTGCTTCCGGTCGTAGCCGGGGCGGGTCCGTTCCTTCTCGAGCCAGTACTGGACGTTGACGTAGTCGGGGTCGAAGAACTCGATCATGTCGTTCAGGCGGCGGAAGACCATGGTGGACATGTCCCCGGTGATGGTGAGTCCGCCCGGCCAGGTGATGATCTCGAACCCGTAGAACGAAGTTCCGGGCTGACGGAAGACCAAGTGCCGGTGCACGCCGTCGTCGTGCTCGACGATCATGACGTGGTTGGCGAAGTTGCTTTTCGCTCGGCGGAGGATGTCGGCGCCGTCCTCCACGTACTGGACGTGGCGCGCGACGGGCTGAATCAGTGGGGTGGTCATTTGCATTTCCAATCAAGTTGGGCGGCCCACCAGCCCGGTTCCGGGTCGGTGAGCTGCAGGTCGTAGGTGAGGGGCGGTTCGAGGAGCTCTGCGAATCGCGCCAACGAAGTAGCGGATTCTCGGGCGCCGCCGGCGACGAAGAAGTGCGGGACCACATACTGTTGCTGAGCCCTCACCAGCAGCCGGGTGAATTCGTCGATGTGCGGCATGACTTCGACTGCGACAGCGGAGATCTGCGGCGGGGGCCGGCGGAAGTGTCGATCCACCGGCGGGCAAGGCTTGTCGTAGTCGGCCCAGAACACGGCCAGCAGGCCGCAGCGTGAGCACTCCTCACCCTCCGCGAACGGCGTCGAGGTCCAGACGTGGTCACCCATCGGTCGGGCTTTCCAGTGCTCGGCGGGTAGCGCACGGGTACTCTGGTAGGCCGTCAGCACTGTCCGATGCCAGCTCTGCGCATTCGACGCAGGTGTACCCGGCGATGTGTTCGGGGCAGAGGACCTCCCCCTCAGCCTCGACGCCTTCGCAGTCGTCGCCGTGCTCGCAGTCGCCCGCCAGCACGTCGTAGAGCGGGGACTTTCGGTGGAGCGCCTCCACCCGCGCCACGGCTGCCTCGGCGGCTTCGAGTCGGTCGATCAGGGCGAGGGCGGTTGGCGGGTCGAACGCGGCGATGTGGGCACCGTCTTCGTCCGCGACTTCTGAGACGAGATACTCCCCGTCCCCACCAAACAGGGAGCCGCCGCTGAAGTCTCCGTTCTGGTTCTGCCCGCCGTAGGGCTGATGCGTCCACGGCCCATCGGTTGCCGCGCTCGCGATCTCCCGCAGATCGGACAGGTCCAGTTCGCCGCTCATGCTGCCACCGCCAGCCGGCGGGCCGCGTTCTCGCTGTTGCGGGCCGCCTGCTCGGTCATGACGTTGTCCGTCGCGGTCTCCCCCGTCGGGTCCGCATAGTCGACGACGTACTCGTACGGGTCGGCGCCGTCGTCGGCGCGCTCACTGTACGCCCGCTCGATACGGCGGGCCGTCTTCTTCATCTCCGAGAACGTCGCCGAGACGCCGTGCTCGCTGTTGTACTGGGCAAGAAGGTTCAAGAAATTAGGCATGACAAATCACGCCTTTCTCCGCGCAAACAACACGCAGGTAGGTGAAAAGTAGGGGGTCAGATCCAACCGCGAACGTACGCGGTGATCAGGTAGGCGCCGGCGGCCACGAGGGCCAGCAAGTCGACGCCGTTGAATTCGGGAGTCATCGGCGGCGCTTCCGCCCGCACACGGCCACCAAGACGGCCACCGCGGCCAAGTGCACGACGATCCAGCCCGCCAGGCACGCCAGCGCGAACACGATGCCCTCGCCCACGCTCACGGCCGATCGCCGCCTCGAACGATGATGCGCTCGCGCACCTCCGGGTCGATCTCAACCGGGCCATCCGCGCGCTCATGGGTACGCACCGTCGGTCGACCGAGCAGCGCACGGATCAGGTTCGCGGCGCTCACGACGTCTTCCCCAGCAGCTCGTTCACGAGCGCGTCCAGCGCCGCGTGGGCCGCGTGCGCACACTCAGCCGCACGCCGAAGCTTCGCTTTCTTCTGCGACGAGGCACCCGCGAACGAAGCATCCGTCAGCGCCCGCTCCGCGCGCCACATCGCGTATTGCGCGTCCGTGCGGTGCTTGATCACAATCTCGAAATCAGTCATGGTCTACTTCGCCTCCGTCGGCAGCGCCTCGAACCACTCGCGCAGCTCGTCAGCCGCGATGACAGGCCGGCTAGACGGGTAGCGGGCGACCAGGTCACCGCGCTTGATGTGCGCGCGGATCGTGTCCTTCGAGACGCCGACGACTCCGGCCGCCTCCTCGATCGTGTATGCGAGCTTTTCCATCAAGCGCAGTCCTCTCGCGTGTCGATTCCCGGGATCACTTCGAGCTGCGGGGTCAGCAGGCGGTCACGGATGGCATCCAGTCCCTTTCCCGTGACGCGTGTCTGCGGATCGGAGCCAAGCTTTTTCTCGCCAGTTGCACGGTCGATGTAGACGCTGGCCTTCTCGACCAGCACCCCCTGATCGATGCGCCGCTGGTGTGCGCGGACGGGTCGGGTCTTCTCACCGCGGTTCGGCCGGAAAACCCACTTCCATTCAATGAGCTTCTCGATGAGTCGCCCTGCGCCGATCTTGACTCCGCCCTCGTCGCTGATGCACTTGGCCGCATCGCTGATCGTGAGCGTGCCCGCGGTGGAGCAGACGACAGCCCATGCGTCGGCGGCAGGCTCAAGTGCTGCGATGCGCTCGTCCTTCGCTGCGATCATCTGCTGCGCCTCCACCACGGCGAGGGCCAGGAGTTCCGGGCCGGTCGGCACTGGCGCCGTCGAGTAGTTGCCGGTCTTGCGGATCGCCGGGAGAACCTCATGCGTCACCCAGCGCTTGAACGCTTTCGCTCCGGGAACCTTGCTGCCGAGGATGGCCGAGTAGAGTCCGGCCTCGGAGACGATGGTCATCTGCTGATAGCCGCCAAGGGTGTGCACTGAACGCACCCCCTTTTCATCCTCGTCCAGGCGGCGAGTCATGAAGGTCGCCTTTTCGTACCCGAGGATCTTGGCGACGTCGGCGGCAACGAACCAAGGCTCGCCGCCCTCGCCCTGCACGGCGCGGACATCCTGTCCGCTGTAGGTGAACTGCTGTAGAGTGTTAGTGGTCATTGTTTTACCTCTCTGACTTTCCGCCCCGGACCGCTGCAACGGTTCGGGGCATTTTTTATGCGGCGTCGTACTCTTCGCGAGACCGCGGCTTCACGAGTACCGAGTAAGGGACGTGGAGGCTATCCGCGAGCTTCTTCGTCATTCTTGGGTTCGGCCACCGGCGGCCGTTCTCCATGTCGGACAGGTAGCTGAGCGAGATCCCCGCCTCTCGGGCGAGAGAGGTCAACGTGTGGCCATCCCGCTCACGAAGTACGCGAAGCTCAAGCCAAGGATCGAGTTTCACTGGTGTAGTTCGCATGACAGCAACGATAGTGCGTAGTGCTGCGTAGTGCAACCGTAAAATGGGTATCTATGTGCGAAGTGCGTAGGAGGCGAAGCGCGGAACCTTGATGTTTCCGGGCGTCGCGGCTAATCTGAACTACGCAACACTACGCACAATAGGGAGAGGCCAGCATGTTCGGACCAACGAACGTCGCCCGATTTATCGAGCTTGAACGAAAAGCTCAACGCGCATCGGTGCGTAGCTCATCGAAGTCCGCAGGAATCAGCGAGGGCAGATGGCGGCAGATCGCCAAGGGCTACCAGCAAGTCACGAAAGATGTGAAGGCTCCCGTCAACGCCCCGGTCGAAACCTTGGGGCGCATGGCAACTGCCGTTGGCATCAAAGCCGACCGCCTCCGCAAATTCCCATACACGGATGACAACGAGTCCATTTTGGGGAATGCGGTCGCCGACTGGCTGGCTGCCAGGGAGCCGGTTCGTCGGAATGGACCAGCCTTCCCTGGAAGCTACGAAGACCCCGACTATCTAGAGAACATCGAGAACTGGGCAAGCGAGCTGGAAGAGCGGGTGGAGGAGCTTGAGCAGCGCTTGTCCAAGCTCGAATCCGAGCCGGACTACACCAAAATGGGAGACCCGTCTGAGTATGGTCTTGCTGCGAGCAAGGGGGAACCGCACATTGCACCTGACGAACTACCGCACGAAACCTGAGAACGTGGCCGACCATATGGCCGAGCACCTCGGCGTGAAAGTGAAGACAGCGCCAGTGCCGCCCGGCTGGTGGGGCCTATACGACCACCCGCGGCGAACCGTCGTGCTGCGTCCGAATCTCGCGCCCATCCAACGCCGCTGCACGCTCATGCACGAACTGGGGCACGCCTACTACGGCCACGAGGGCGTGACGGGCAAGCAGGAGCTGCAAGCGAACCGCTGGGCGGCCCGACAACTGCTCACGCTCGACGACGTCGCGCGCGCGGCCCGCATCGAAACCCGGTGTGCGGCACTCGCCCACGACCTGCAGGTGCTGCCCAGCACGCTCGACGTCTTCATGGACTCGCTATGTGACGACGAGCTGCAGGCGCTCGCAATGGCGCTCCATCCATCGCGTGAGTACAGCGCGGTCGGATGACGGCCGTTAACGACAGAAAGCCCCGCACCTGCTGGGTGCGGGGCTTTCGTCATGTTTCATCGCTAGCGCGGGCTGGCGTCGGCTATCGCAAGCTGTAACACTTCGGTGCGATGGGGTACACCTTCGGGTACACCTGAGCCATTCTCGACGGGTACGAAAAAGCCCCGGAATCTGCATGATTCCGGGGCTAAATCGCGGTAGCGGCGCCGGGACTCGATCCCGGGACCTCACGATTATGAGTCGTGCG